GCTGGGAACCTGAATGGTGCCCTGCGGGAATTTTATTGGCATGGTGAGGAGGTTTATGATGAACACTTACCTAAGATAATGGAAATTGCTCGCCGCACTGTTGATGCAGAAGGACACAAAGTTGCCGACTATTTCAAACCAGTGACTAAAGAGGAGATCGTGGAAGGATTCAAGGATACATTTACAATTTACGAACCGGCAAAAGAAAAGCTCACTATGCAGAGCGGCATCTTGGATGCCGGAGTGCGAGTTGTTCGCGATGTCTCCCATGTTTTGTTTGCACTTTCAGTTGATCTTGTTGGAGCTGTGGTCTCATCTGCGATCGTAGCAACTTGTCAAGCTGTGGGCCATCGTGGGCATTTTGCCTATAATTGCGACCAACAGATACGATTGTGGTCTCGCGATATAGTGCAATTTGTTTTCCGACCTTTGTGTAAGCGGAGAGTGGGGAGATTATCCTCACTTCAGGCTAATCAGATCAGGTCTGGAGACGTGGGTGATGTGCTCGTAGTGCAAGCTGGAGAAATCCTCCCCAAGAAACCGCCGATACTGACACAACCAAGGAGTGCTTATCTGAAGAGGAATCTCAATTGTCATCCGGAAAGGATGGGGTCTTACCGCAATGCCATTGTTAACTATCGTGAACAGATTCGTCACGCAATGGTAAATGGCAATCCACCACAGATGCGTGATTGGGTGGCCCGAGCAAGACGAGACTTGGAAGAATTGCGGGAGGCTGAGGAAGCACGCTTGCGCTATGAGAGTGCGTATAGAGAGGCTTCACGCGAGCACAGACAAAATTGTGGAGTTAACATTGGCATTGGTTTATCTGAAGATTTAGTGTTCTTCGGGGATTATGAAGTTATGGTTGATCTGTGTAATGGAAGCACCTGCATCGAAAGAACTTCGCAGTTTGTCCAAGAGTACACAGAATGGGTTGAGATGGTCCAATTTGAAGAAAAAACAGGTTGTGCTACAAATGTATTTGGTGGCCAAATGGCAGATAACCTATCAGTTGGTGTGAGATATCATGGACCACGCCCTAGTATTCGAGCCTTCCACATGTTGGGTGCACTAGTAGAAGTTATGGATGATCCTTACAAGTCCATGCATTTCACTGAGGGAGTCGTTCTCCCTGGTGTTGACGAAGCGACTAGTTTGAATGTGCTAGCCAAAATGAAAGAAATTTATGGCTATATTGAAGATGGTTGGTGGAGGAAAGAGATTTGGACGGGATCTAGAGTCGAAGTTGAATACGGCAGTCGGAGTATGACTGGTCGATTGAATTACTCGGTTTCGGATATTGTCCAGAAAGAGCTCAATGAAA